TCTCGGCTCAAACCGCAGAAAAAATTTTTTGAGGAATCTCCGAGAAAAGCTCAAACGGCTAGAAGATCGCAAAATTTTCTCAAAATCGTCCTCGCGTTTAAACGCGTTTAAAACCTCACAGCGACGCGTTCCGCGTCAGAATGAGAAAATACACAGGGGAGTGGCTAAAAACGTCGTTAAGGGGCGCTAACGGGGCAGGAATGAGGTAACGAGAGAAAGAGCGAACCCGCCGGAGCGACGAAATAGTCTGGGGAGAGTCGGAAGAGAGATCGCGACGAGTTCAGCGAAGGCGCGGACGGCGGCGCCGTTTTCGGAACCGGCGTCGACTTCGAAAAGAGATCGCCGGAGGACAAAGAGAGCCAAAATCGCATTTCTTTTTTCTCTTTTCGTTTTTTCTTTCTTTTATATATTTTCTTTCTTTTTATCTTTTCTCTAGTTTTCTTTCAAGACAAACTACCGAATTCCTTACTGGCTATTAAAGCGAAGATTCACTCTGAAGCGTAGATTTTAGTTTAAAGCTTAAACCAGAGCTTTTTACTCTGAAGCGTAGCTTTTCTCTAGATCCGCGCGCGAGACGCGAAACTTATAATCGCGCGTTGGATTAGTTTTGAGTTATAGATTAGCTTTTGTAATATTGCGCGTTTGCGAAAAATTTTCTTCGTGTTCGGCAAGAAAAAGAGTCGAGAAGCCCCGCGCACACGTTCGCGCGCGTTCGCAGAAATCGCGCTTAAAAGTCGATTGAAAAATTTTTTCCCGAAAAAACGCCAATTTTTACGCAAAATCGACTTTTTTTGTGGATTAAAGAGTAGAGAGAAAGTTTTTTCATCGCGCGCGAGGAAAACAAAAATCATGAGCAGACGTTTTGGCGAGAAGAAAGCGATACCGGTAAAGCGGCTCCGGAAGGCGACGCCGCAGGAGAAAGAGTTCATCCGGCTCGGGAACGACTTCGACGACGAGGACGACGACTTCGCGCCGGAGCGCGACCGCGCGGTCAAGCGAATCTCGAAGATTTCAGACCGCAAGATCGAAGAAGCGACCGACCGCGTAATCATGGGCGAGTCGATCGGCGCGCTTGCGAAAGAACTCAACGTAACGGAAGAGGCGTTGGCAAAAAAGATCAAGACGTACGTCGGTATGCGGTATATGCGCGAGTGGCAGCAGTCGGTTCGATTCGACTGCTTACGCGCCGAGCTGATACTTAAACGGAGTCTAACGGACTTCGTTGAGAGCGGGAACGTCGGTAGCGGCAAACTGGCGCTAGAAGTCCTGAATTACCGCGCGAAAGTCCTGAGTTTCGGCGCCGTTAATCCGCAAGAGCAGTCGATACGCGTCGCCGGACTAACGCAAGAGCAACTTTTCAACGCGATCTTGGAACAGCTCTAAATGGAATTGTTCGACCTCCCCGGGAACGTCAGACCGGCGCCGAAGACGAACAAGGCGCGCGAGGCGTTCATAGCGCACGCGGCGAAAGTCCTGAATAAGCGCTACCCGAAGCTATCGAAACGCGCGCGCGTCGAGAAACTGAAACGCTTTTGCGCGCGCGACGACGTGGCGCCGTTCCTCGACGCGCTTGAGAATCAGGCGTTCCTGAATTTCGTGCCGCGTCCTGACGACCCCGCGAACTTTGATCAGCAGGCGAGCTTCTGCTTTAATCGCGACCCCGTGAGTTTCCTCATCGGCGGGAACGCGGCGGGAACGACGGAAGCTGCCGCGTACAAGACCGCGCTATTCGTCCTCCGACAGCAAGAGGCGCCGCGTCCGGACACGCCGTTCTGGATTCTGTCGAACACGTATCAGCAGGTTTGCGCGACGTGTTGGCAAGAAAAGCTCCTGGGGCACGGGCACATCCCGGAACAAGAGATCGATTGGTCGCGCGTCTCGTGGATTAGTCGCGCGAAAGGCTGGCCGGAATCCGTTCCCCTGAAACCGTGGAAGAAATCGCACAGGACGAACTGGCGGCTCGAGTTCAAATCCTACGGACAAGGACGGCAGGCGTTGCAAGCGCGATCGATCGGCGGCTTCTGGTTTTCAGAACAGTTCCCGCAAGACGTGTTCCTGGAAGTCCTGCGCGGATGCCGCGAATACATGTTCCCTGGCGGTCAGTTCGCAGAGTTCACTCCGATCGACCCGACGTTGTGTCTCTGGGTCGAAAAGATCATGGAGTCGCCTCCGACCGGCTGGGCGTTTTACCGGGCGAACACAAAGAAGAACAAAGAGAACCTCGCGGACGGCTGGTACGATCAGTTCTTCGCGTCCGTATCCGACGAAATGCTCGCGACGCGCATGACCGGCGCGCTGGCGACCTACGAGGGCGTGATCTATCCGTCCTTTAATCCCGCGATCCACGTGATCGACCCGCCGGAGATCCCCTTCGGCGTTCGTCATTACCGCGCGATCGACTGGGGCGCGAGCGCGGAACACCCGTTCGTGTGCCTCTGGGGCTACATCGACGGGGAAGGCGTTTGGACGATCTACGACGAGTATTGGAGCATAGACCAGACGAGACTGTTGAGCGATCACATTCAGGAGATCGAAGAGCGTTCCGTCGCGTGGGGCTACCCTACGGAACATCGCGAACAGAATCCGTTTTACGGCGCTTTATACGCCGACCCGTCGCGTCCGGACAACCTCGCGGCATTCAACGCCGAGGGCGTGTGGATTGAGCCGGCGTCGAACGACGTCTTTAAAGGAATCGAGGCGGTTCGCGTCGCGCTGAAAGTTCAGCCGCCGAGGAATGAGCCGCGCTTGCGTATTTCGAGCCGTTGCGTTCACCTCATCGACGAGATGAGAACGTATCGCTGGCGGAAGTCGACGAGCGGGCGCGCGGGGTTGCTCAATCCCGCCGTCGCGGCGCCGGCGCCTCTTAAACGCGACGACGACACGGTTGACGCGCTTCGCTACCTGATTTACTCATACCAATGCCGCGCCGGCGTCGCCGCTCCGGGAGAAGCGACGCGTAAATTCAAGCGCGAATGGGAAGGCGCAGTTTGGGGAGGACGATGACATGGGCTGGGGAAAACTACTGAACTGGTTCAAACGTGGCGAAAAGAAGCCGAAGAAAAGCGTAATCGAACGATCGACCGCGCGGCCGTCGGCGGAAGACTTCGCGAATCTCTCCGCAAATATCGTCCCGGAAAAGAACTGGGACGCGCTCCACGTCGCGCGCCCGTTGACTCCGGCGGACAAAGAATACTGGACGAGACTTAACGCCGAGATTCAAGCCGCAGAAATGCGCGCGGCTGAAATGAAAGCGGACGAGGAGAAGGAGCGGCGCCGGCGCTCCGAGGACAACGAAGACGCGTCCGCGCGTTCCTCCGCGTCGTTGCCTGAGGAGCGCCGGGAGCCGTCTCAACCGGTCGATCGGTGGTTGTCGGAAGGCTACTTCAAAATCGTCGACGCGTCGTCGAACGTCTACGCGATCAAATACGACGTTCAGAGCGCGAACCTCTACGTCCAGTTTCAACACTGGGATCCGTCGATGGAATACGACGAGCTAAGCGGCGAACCTGGTCCGATCTACGAATACGGCGGGGTCAGTCTCGCCGAAGCGCGCGCCTTCTACCTTGCCGCAAGCAAAGGGGAATGGGTCTGGGACAATCTCCGCGTTCGCGGGACGTTCTCCGGACATCAGAAACCGTATAAGCTCGTCGCGATTTCGCAGGGATATTTACCGCGCAAAGCGACGTGGAATTACAAGAACACGGGCCAAGAGTGGTTCGTTCAACGCAAGATGTGGACGAAAGACGGCGGCGCGATCGTCTCGCAATTGCCAACAGCTCCGGCGCGCGGGTTCCCTGGGGGCGTAAAACCCTTCAGGGCGCGCCCCGACAACGGAAGACCGGACAACGGAAGACCAAGAGGCTAGAAATGAAAGAGATCAATCTAGACGGGAAAATCGGCGACGAAATCGCCTTGCGCAACGGCGATCATACGCTCGTCGTGAAGATCGCGCCGGACGGGATCGTCCCCGATCTTGTCGGCGCGTTCATGCGCGCGCTCGCGATCGACTCTTACGCGATCTCGATCGCCGCGAATCGGGCGTATCATCGCGGTCTCAACGCCGGCGAACTCAACCGCGCGACGTTCGCGCGCGTTCGCGATAAAGTCTTCGCGTCGATCGTCGCGCCGTCGGAAGAGACCGACGCGGAAGAGACGGAAGAGAAAACGAAGAAACGACGAGCGAAAGCTGAGGCGTGATTATGCGAACACCCATCATGAGCGCGGGCGCTCTTTTCACCGCTTTTCTGGTAGCGTCCGCAACCTCCTTAGCGGTCGATTTCCGCCGCGCTGACGCGACGTTGAGCGACGTTCACGCCGCGACTTGCCGCGTCCGCGTTAGCAATGCGCGCGGGACTGGGATTTTCAACGGCTACAACGCCGAAGGCACGCGCGCTTACGTCTCGACGAACGATCACGTAACGAGCAATAATCGGACGTGTTACCTCGACTTCTGGACAAATTCCAAGATGGAGACGGTCGCGGGAACGGTCGTTTACAAGTCGCGAAACGATCAAACGGGTCGCGACTTCTCGATTATCGAAGTCGACGCGGAAGCGTTAAAGAAGATCGATCCGCCGTACATTCCGATGAAGGCGATGAAGCCTGAGCGGCTCGCCGGTCGCGCGTTCTTGTCGTCCGGATGTCCCGACGGGAGGTTTGATCAAGGCTGGCGGGGCACGATCGAACGAATCGAAGGCAATATGGCGATCTTCTCGCCTCCTCCCGTCCCCGGTCAATCGGGGTCGGGGATTTGCGTCGTCGACGGCGGCAAAGTCTACGACGTCGCCAAGCTAACGTATCTACTCGGGGCGAAAGGACTCGACGAGTCGAAAGGCGGCGCGTTGCCGCTCGCCAACTTAATCGGCGCGATACAACGGTCGAGGACGAATTACACGATCACGCCGGTCGCCGATTCGGCGGCGCCGCGCCTGCTCGCGTTCACGTCGAAAGATTGCCCGGCGTGCGCGAAGACGGCGCCGGGGCTCGACGCGGCGGAATTGTCCGACGGGTTGGTGGTGGAGCGCGTCGACGCGCTCGCGGAAGACGGAGCGGCGATCGCGCGGAAATACGGCGTCGTCGAGATACCGACCTATCTTGCGGTCGACGGCGACGGCGTGGAACTCGCGCGCGCGAATTACGACGAGATCGCGCGTATCGGCGCGCGGGAAGCCGCGAATAATCTCATTACGCGCGCGGCGGTCAAGATCAAACCGAAGACGACTCCGGTTCCGGAGCCGCTTGAATTAGAGATTGACGACGAGCCGCTCGACCGGCGTTACAAGCTGGGCGAAGACAACGGGATCTTGGTGTCGTCTCCTGGGGAGATCGAAAAGACGATAGCTGTATACATAACGGATCCCGAGTCTTACGACTTCGACGCGGAGCGCGTCGCCGCGACTTCGGCGCCGGTCGGACTCTTACAAGACCTCTTGCGCGACGACAGAGACGGCGAGGAAGAAGCGCCGGAACCAACGCCGATTATTCCGCGCCGTCGCGACGTTCCGGAAGAGGAGAAGGACGCGCGCGGCGGTATCGGTTCGCGCGCGATCGACGCGCTGGCGGACAAGCTCGGCGCAAAGATCGACGCAGGAATAGATCGCGCGGGAGCGCAGATCGCAAACGGGCTAAAGGACGCGGGGGACGAAATCACGGAACGAGTAGAAACGACTGTAAAGACGCAGACGTCGAGTATCTGGCGACGGATTCGCGCGCGCGTGATTGTTTTCGCATTGCTAATCGTAGTAATTGGGACGATCGCGGCGCGCGCCGTCGCCTCTTTTGCGCGCGCGACCGTCGAACGGATTCGCGCCATAGCGCAGATTGCGCAGACCGCTAGCGGCGCGCCGACAAGTCCGGGAAGAAAGAAATGACGTTCAGCGAAATGAAAGAGATTTTAGGCGCGGTCAAACTCGCGCTCGAATGCGGGCTAATCGCCGTCGCGCTCATTGCGATGAACCGCGCGTCGACTAGCCGTGAAGAAGCTCTGGAGACGTTGACGAAGACTCGGGAAGTTCTAGCCGTCGCGGCGCAAACGATCGAAGAAAATCGCGTTCCGGAGGAAATCGCAGAAGGAATTACGAATGACGCACACGTTCTCAACGCTCATTGAAAAGACGTATGAAGACAAACATCTCATTGTTCTCACGTTGCAATGCTCGACGGAAAACGAGCTTCTCGACTCTCAAATCGACCTTGCGCGCGACATGGCGAAAAATATCCTTCAGCAGACGGGAGCGACCGTTTCCGCGACGTCGACCGCGTTTCGCTATCGCACGCAAGGGGACGGAGTCGTGCGTTTAACCGCCGAAGTTGAGGACGCGGAGACCTGAGCATGGCGACGATTCTCATAACGAGCGCCGCGAACTCGGGGGACGGCACGCTTCGCGCCGCGTTGGCGAACGCGTCGAGCGGCGACGTCGTTCAACCGGACGCGACGACCTTTCCCGCAGGGACGCTTTGCGAAATCACGCTCGCGTCGTCCCTCACGTTCCCGGAAGGCGTAACGGTGGACGGCGCGCAGACGCGGATCGTCTTGGACTGCTCCGGAATTAGTTCCGGAGTCTTTACGTTTCGCGACGCAACAACGCTTCGACGCGTCGACGTTCTTCAGTTTGCCTCGAACTCTACGGGAAGCGCGATCTGGCTTTACGGCGCGACGACCTTTGACGATTGCGCCTTCTATGGGAACTCGGCGGCGCGCGGGGTCTTTTACGTCCGGAACGGCGCGACGCTTAACGCGACCGATTGCGTTGTCGCCGGGAATTGCGGCACGAACGACGCGGCGGTCTGCTATTACGTTTCGTCGACCGGTTCTCACGCGACCTTTACGTCGTGCACGCTCGTAGGGAACGTTTCGTCGACGGGAGCGCTGTGGAACGTGGAGCCGGAATTAGTCGACTGCAAGCGAACGACGGACGGAATGATCGCGCCTCCTCCTGAGAGTTACGCGTTTGAAACGTGGACGGACGAAGCGTGGAAGGCGTGGAATTTAGGCGTGGCTTTCAAAGAAGCGGCGGAAGCCTTTAATCTCGGTTATTTCAGCGCGGTCGACGTTGCCGTAGGGTATCTTCAATGAAATCGATAAGCGTTCAGATTAACGACTCGCCTAAACTGTACTTTCTCCTGAAGGACATATACGGAGAAGCGCTCGCGCTCGAACGCGCGGATTTTGACTCTCTTTCGTACAGCGTCGTTAAGATACAGGGCGGCGTCGAGTATCCCGTCGACGGCTTTTCAAAGATCACAACCGGGCTTGTCTGGTATCCGAACGCGCAAGAGTACCCAGAGAACATTAAGGGGCTTACGTCGGCGGAGAAGGAAGAGGGATACAACTTGATCGTCTTCCCATACGACGACGTGGACGGCGCTTGGAAGTCGCCTTTCAATGAAGCGAACGCGACGTACAACCTAATCGTCGAGCTAGCTTATTTCATGAACGACGCCGCGCTTACCGGCGCCTCTCTCTACGAGCGCTCGTATCGCGTGAGAATTACAACGGGGAACAACTAACGATGGACGATCGCTTACTATCGGAACGCGCCGTCGACTTAGAGACGATCGCCAAGGCGGTTTCCCAACGCCTTTCTGAGTCGTTGAAATCGGGAGAGCGTCTCGACAACGTGGAAATGGCGACGTTCCCACTGCCTCACGTCGCGACTTTCCAAGGATTCGCAAACACGCTCGCGAAGACGTATTGGACGACGGACGAGGCGATGAAGAACGCGTGGGAAAACGCGCGCTTCATGAAGAACGACCTCGCCGTTATGGAGTGCGTGGAAATGCGGCGTCGTTCCGTCGCGCTCCTCGAATGGCGCGTTGTCCCCGACAACCCCGACAATCAAGCGCAAAACGACGCCGCAAGCGCGGTCGAAAAGATCATTAAACGCACGCCGCGCTTTATGCAATTGAGAGAGAATCTGCTCTACGCGCTCTGGTACGGGAAATACGGCGCGCAATTGCAATGGGGACGCGCGCTCGTCGACGGGGAGCCGCGATATTACGTCCGATCGTGGATCCCGGTGAACGGCGACAAGATCGTTTACAAGACGCTGGAAGGCGCGCCGTATGAAGAGGAACGCGTCGGCATTCGTATCGGATACGCGCAAGGCGCTCTCGAAGAGAAATACGACGGACAGATCGGACCGACCGATCGCGGACTAGCGTACTTCCTAACCGACGAACAACGCGATCGGTTCATTATTCACCATCACATGATCGAGGACGGCGACTACGACGACCCGTATAGCGGCGGTTCGATCTACGGAGTCGGCATTCGTTCGCGCATCTTCTGGACGTGGTATCTCATGAAGGAGACGCTCGCGTGGCTAATGGAGTACATTGAGCGATCCGCGACCGGGTTTGAAATCTGGTATTACCCGGCGGGAAACGAACGCGCGCGCGACGCGATTAAGAAGGCGGCGGAAGATCGCGTCGGACACAGCGGCAATATCGTCCTCGTGCCTCAAATGGAAGGGCAAAGCGGCCCGTCGTACCAAATGCAACGCATTGAACCGTCGATGAGCGGCGCCGAAGTCTGTATCTCTATCGTCAAAGAGTTCTTCCAACATCAGATCAAACGATACATTCTAGGGCAGACGCTAACGACCGAAACCGGCGCGACGGGGCTAGGGTCGAACGTCGCGACAATCCACCTTGAGACGTACTTGCAGATCATTAAATACGACGCGATCAACCTTGAAGAGACGTTGACGCGCGATCTCGTGGAGAAGATTCGCAAGTTCAACTTCCCTGAACTCGAAGAAAACAGCCTCTATTTCAAGATCGAAACGGAAGAGATCGACCATCACGACAGGTTGCAGTCGATCATGGCGCTTTACAACATGGGCGCGCCGATCTCTACGGAACAAGCGTTGTCCGCAGCCGGAATGACGATGCCGAAGGACGACGAAGACAAACTAATTAACCCGGCGGTCGAGTCCTTTAGGGCGAACAACCAACAAGGCGCGCAAGGCGGTGGCAATCCGCTCGCGCAACTCCTCGGCGCCGGAGGCGGGGGAGGACAGTCAGAACAAAGCGAAAGTCCCCAAAAAGAGCAGTCTGAACAAGAGCGCGCTGAACCGCAACAGCAAGCGCACCCACAACGCGGAGAATAGATATGGAAGCGTTAGTTATTACGAGCGACGATCTCGCTGAAATCCCGTTTGCAAGCGAAGCGTTCGACGACTTGCCGGTCGCGTCGACAACGAATCCGGACAAGATATTCAATTCAAACGACTACGAACTCTATGAGAACGTCCCGGTCTTTATCGAGCATACGCGCACGTTAAAGTCTGGCCGCACGCTGACGTTCGGACGCAAAGAGCTTGAAAGCGTCGTTGCGCGCTCGAATCAGCGTATCGACGAGACCGGCGACTTTGCGCCGGTCGTCATCGGGCACACGAGCGACGACCCGGACGCGCCGAAGCCGCCGAAAATCGGCTGGGCGGGCCCGTTCCGTCTCGGCTGGCTGAGCGACAAGCGCGACAAATTGGCGATCCTCGCTGATTTCAGAATCGACAAAGACAAAGTTGGACTTCTCAAGGAGTACCCGCGCCGAAGCGCGGAGCTTTGGGCGGAAGACGATTATGCGGACATGTACCTCGACCCTATTTCTCTACTCGGCGCGGACACGCCGTGGGGCGATATGGGCGTGCTGTACGCGAAACAAAACGGCGGGGTTGAGAAGATTTGCTATTCGATCGCGCCGCAAGCGCCGGGCGCTTACAACGTCGGCGGGTTACCGAAGCCGGTTTCCGGCTGTAAAGACAAATGCAAAGAGAGGTATGCAATGAGCGATTACGACGCGCTATCCGGAGATCAACGGCAAATAGCGCAAACGATCGTTAAGGCGATCTTCGACTCTCCTGAGTTCAATTACATTCGGCGACAGATGAAACGAGACGCCGACGACGTAGCGGAAGACGGATTGGACGAAGATCAACTTGGGCAAGACTCGCCGGGCTTTGACGCGTCGCAAGGAGACGAGACGGCGGGACGCGTCGACGTCGCGCCGCAAGCGGAACGCGTTCCGGAAGAAGACGACGACAAGGCGCGTTACGACGCGGCGGAAGAAATGGGCGCGGAACAAGTCGACTACGCAGGCGCGGACGACGACGAGACTGACGAAGACTTCGGCGATGACGAACCCGACGACGAGTCTCTTGACGATCCCGACGACGCAGGGAGCGGAGCGAGTCTTATCGACGACGCGAACGAAGAACCAACTGACGATTACGGGGAATACGACGACACAGACGACGTATACGACCCCAACGAAGACGAGGATATTACCCCCGTCTACGACGACGACAATTACGAGGAAGACGACGTTGACGGCGTTGACGACGACGACCTTTATGAAACCGATAACGACGGAGACACTGTTATGAAACTCAGAGAGAAAGTCGCGGAATTGGAGATGAAGATCCAGCGACTCGAAAAGGCGTTTGACTACACGACCGATAAAGTCGTCTCTCGCGAACGCTATTCCCGCTTGCGTTCGTTGCGCGGCTCTTACGTCTTTGACGAGCAAAAGGAGCGTGAACGTTGCAAGTACAACAAGATGTCGGACTCGCAATTCGACGCGCGTTGTCGTGAAATCCAAACGAACTATCGGCGCGTTCCGACTGAAATCAACATCCCGGGGCGTCTGGTCTCCGGCGCGCCCGCGCAATTCGCCGAACGTCCCGGCGCGATTCAGTACTCGAAAGAACGCGCCTCGGAACTGGAACGCGCCGTTGCGAAACGCGCGGAAGAGAACGCGCAACGCGGAGTCTATCAGCCCTCTGAACAGATTCGCGCGGAACTTGCCAAACAATTCGACTAGCGAAAGGGTTTAAATCATGGCGAACATTACGCAATACGTCGCGGGCGGCAATATCTACCCGTGCCGATTCATAACGCAAAGCTCGGCGGCTCCTTTTACCGTCAATCAGGCGGACGACACGTCGACGTTGATCGTCGGGATCGCGGCGGAAGGAACGTCCGTCGTTCCGATCGACGGATACACGAACGCGTCGAGCGTTTACGCCGCGACGGAAGGGCTCGCCGTTCCTTACTGGGGCGAACACGACGAGTGCCTCCTTGAAGTCGCGGAAACGTGCGACGCCGGCGCGCTCTTGTCCCCCGACGCGAACGGCAAAGGCGTCGTTTCGTCGACCGCTGGCGCGCCGATCGGCGCTCGCGCGTTGGAACCGGCGACCGCCGCAGGTCAGAAAATCCGCGTCGCCGTTGAATTTCAACGCGTCGTTTCTTAGTCCTCGATTGAAAGGGAACCGCTTATCATGGCAATCACTCCTCAATATCCATCTGGGTACAACACATATGTGCCCAATACGCAAGCGACCAATAACCTGATTATTGACTTCGCGCGCAATATCGATCAATTCAAGCTCAATCAGTACACTCAGACGATTAAGGTCTCTGAAAACGTCGGAATGTACACGCGCATGACAAACGAGGTCTGCTCCCGGTTTCTGAACGGGAACGACAGCGTTTGGGCGGACGCGACGGAACGACCGCTCGGGAACCAAAATCTCGAGTCGTTCGCTAATGAAACGTACCGAACGATTCGACGAACGTTCCCGGTTACGCTCGGCTATCTCGCTTCGCAACAAGCGTCGTGGAATATGACCGCGCAATATCAGCGGATTCTCGGCACGCAAGCGATGACGGCGCGCTCTTGCCTTGTCGTCGACGCGCTCCTCGACGCGAGCGCTTACGACGCTTCTCACGTGTTCAACGTAACGACGAAATACGGCGCCTGGAACGAGTCGCTCACCGCTAGCGGCTACATTAAGCAGACGATCTACGACGCGGTGAACACGATTCTAAAAGACACGCTCGGGTGCGTTCAGCAAAAAGACCTCATGCTCGTTATTAGCGCGGAAGCCGCCGCGAAACTCATGCAGTCGCAAGAGATCGTGGATTACATCAAAGGCTCTCCCGACGCGTGGAAAATGACGACCGGACAACTCGCTAGCGGGCCGTACGGACTCCCGGAAACGCTCTACGGTCTGAAAGTCGTCGTCGAAGACGGCGTTAAGGTTACCTCGAAAAAAGGCTCGGCGCGCGCGACCGACTGGCTCTGGCCGAAAGACAAGGCGGTTATCGTTTCGCGACCGGGCGGCATTACGGGCATGCAAGGGCCGAACTTCTCAACGTGCGTCATCTTTGCGCGCGAGGAAATGACGGCGGAAACCTTTGACGACGCGAAGAACCGACGCACGATTCTCTCGGTTACGGAAGACTACTGCGCGAAAGTTATCGCGCCGGTTTCCGGCGTCGTGCTTACGAATCTATTCTCGGCGTCGTAGTTATGACCTTTACTGCGGACGACATGATCGCGCGATTCGACGCGCGGATGCTGACTCGTCTATGTTTCGACGACGACCAAGCGCACCACGCGTCGGAGCTTGCCAATTCGTCTATCTTACGCGCCGCGCTCGACGACGCGTCCGGCGAATTAAAGGCGGCTCTGACCGTCGCGGGAATGTACGACGAGAAACAACTGAACTCATTAACAGCCGAATCGCAAGCGCTCGCGAAGAGGATCGTTTGCGAACTAGCCGCCGCGTTTCTGTACTCGCGACGCGGCGGAGAAGCTCGTGAAACGGTTGAACAATTGCGAACGGGCGCGGAAACGTACCTCGACCGTTTGCGAAAAGGCGAACGTCTCTTTTCTATTGTGAATAGCGACGTTAAAGAAGAAGCCGGTCGCCCAGAACTGTTGGAGCCGACGCGCGTGGAACTGGAGAACCTCAACGGGATAACCCACCGCGCGCGAACCTACTTCGGCGGAGTCGGCGACCGATTGCATAAAAGAAATAGTTAGAGGTGATCTATGATTATTTGTGTAGACGGACCCGCGCATATCTATATCGGCGCGGCGAATTGTGGGGCTCCTCCCGCCGCCGTGGCGGATGTGAAGGCAACAGCCTCTAAGGAACTTGGGATCACGGAAACCGGCGTGCAAGTCTCGATTCAGAACATGACGCACCGCGTCAATTCCGACGACATGGGCGGTTCCGAGGGCAACCCTACAGAACTACTCTTTATGGGCGCGCAGGCGTCGATACGCGGCGTCTTGGTGAAGTATAACTCACTCGCCGTAGCCGATATTCTCACTGGATTGTTCGGCATGACGAACGAAGGCGATCTTATTCTGCCGGGAACGCCGGTGTTCTCTAGCGGACATGGATGTTGCCTTTTTGTCGAAGGTTTCGCCTCGGCTTTTTATTTTCCGCGTTGCGAGATGACTTCGCAACCGCGCGAGTTTAACGTCAGCACGACGGAGCGCAAGACGTCGTTCGGCTTTACCGCGTACCCGAGCTATCGAACAGTTGAGAATCAACCGGTTCCGTATTTGTTCTGGAAATTCACAGGCGGCGCAGGGTCGATGTACGAACCGCTTTGCAATGTTCCTGACAATACCAGCTACGGCGGTAGCCTTGGCTAACTAGCGCATTCAAAACGACGGAGGAACGCAATGTTTTTATTTGATCTACTCAAAGCCCGGAAACGCGCGCGCCGACAGAGTTACGACTTTCGGCGCGGCGTTTATTATTACGAAACCACGGACGGCGTGATTATTCGCGCCGACCCGCTACAAACGTACGCGAAGCTCAAAGAGATCGGGTTCGACGTGCTTACGGAAGAAATAAACGGCGCGCTCGCGGGGAATGAAAAGAAGATACGTTCCTTTACGGACGGCGTTTGCGCCGCGTTCGGAGTCGTTCCATACAACGCGACGCTCAACGCTGGCGTTACGACGCTCGATTGCGTGCGTCTGTACCTCGGCTTCTACTCATTCCTCGCAACCCTAAAAAAAAATGTTATCTTCTTGCACGATTTTGTGCCGCGTTTGGAGGAACGCCTAGCGAATATTTACGCGTCGCCGGGCGCAGTCTCGGAGTTGAAGACCCCAGACTCTTCCTCGTCGGAATCGACCTCAACCTCGCCGGAGCCGCCGCAACCGCCGGACTCGCCGTCTTCTACGGAGCAAGCGGCGCCTTCAACGGATTCAATCTAGACCTCTACAAGGCGTATTACGGTCGCGACGACGAATACATCCAAGCTCGTTACGAACTCTGGAAAGAAATGAACTCTTGGGAACGCGATAATGGCTGAGCAACCTAAAAGCAACGGCGGCGTCGGCGCCGATCTCTCTAATACGCCTAATTTTGACAACGCGGGGAAGGACGTTGCCAAAGAGGTTGACTATTCCAGCGCGGGTGCGGAGAAAGAGAGGATTGTAGAAGAAGTAAGAGAAGCGATTCGGTCGCACATAGCCGGAAACTACAATCGGCTGAAAGGTAATTTCCTTGGTAAGGTGGGTCAAGGGAAATCCAGAGAATACAGTCTTGAATGGCTCGTCGATTCGTTAGTTGCCACGCTCCGTTTGCAAGCCGAAGACTCTCTAAGACCTATAATCGACAAAGAATGGATGGAAAACAATTGGGACGACCACAAACAACTCTTATTCAGACATCTTTCTCGCGTAGATGCAGACGAAATCGCCAAGGATTACGTCTATTCAATGCTTTTTGATAAAAACGGCGAACCTACGGACGACCTTCGTGAATTTGTTTTCACTACGTTTATGCCAGACATACGAAAGGGATATGAACCTCAGTACAGCCGAGAGGAATATAAAAAATATATTCCAGAGTCTTTTTCCAAAAATCAAAAGGCAAAGGTTCTGAAATATGTCGACGAACTTTACGACGTGCTAGAATCTCATCCCCAAGACTCTCAATCTGACGTTGTTCCCGAACCGTCCCAATCGGCTGACAACGCGCAACAGTCGCAAGCAGAGTCAGAGATCGGCGCCGACCTAGCGGACGTTCCGTCCGCTCCGGAAGCAGGCGCCGTCGTTAGCGACGTTCCAGAACCGCCGCAACCGGCGGAGAGCGCACAGCCTCCCATGCCGTCAGAGAGTCAAGCGCCAGCGCAAGAGCCTGCGGACGCTATCGGGCAAGAGGTCGACGATCAGGTCAAAAGCTTTTTGGACAGCATATACGACGAAGCGGTAAAATATGCGACCGTTAAAAAACCTCGTAAGGATAGTTTTGACAGTTTTATTTCAGATCTTCCATTTTATCTGACAACCGCCCTGAAGAAGAGAAAAATAGGCGGAAAAAACCGAGAAGCCAAAAACGAAAGGGCGCAAAAATATATCCTGTCTCGATACTTCGACGAGCATGGCGAACCGACGAAAGAGTTGGAAAAGCTGATAGAAGAAGTTCAACCGATATGGCCTAATAGCAACGTCGAGTTTGACGTTGAAACCTTTAGAAATCAAATTCCCGCCTGGTTTGGAACGGACGCAAAAGACAAAGCGATCCGTCTATTCCGCGAGTACGCAATCGCTCAACTGGAGAACGGAACCGCTCAGTCCGCGCCTTCTACGCCAAGTCCTAACGCCAATCCGTCCCCGTCGCAGAACCCTGCGGAAGAAAATCCTGGTTCGTCGATAAAAATCCCCGACTTCATTGATTTTGCATATCACAAAGACAGTCTTGGCTACGAGCCGTTCGACGTAACCAAGATGAAAAAAGAGCCGGAATACGGCGAAGGCTCCGCGACGGCGGAACACGAAGACAACCGAAAGCGAACGCAGGCGTTTGCGGAGTCGTTTTTGGAAGCCAATCCGTTTGCGTCAGACCGGCGCATTCGGCAGGAGGCGCGAAAAAACGGGGTTGATATTACCGCTACAAAATGGCTCGACGCGGTGCGCGAAAGGATTTTCTCGGCAACCGGGTTCGCCCCGACTCCGGCGCAACAGCAAATCGGCGACGCGCTGTACAGTCTGCTTGACAATCTTAACGCGGACGATGAAACGCGTTCGCAGTACATCCTCGATCTTGAGACGCAAGGAGCGATCTTCGATCGTCAACCGACGAAGGCGGGGTTCTTTGATCGTCATATTAAGTCGTCGGAATACAACAAACGCAAGGAAGCCGTCGAACAAGAGCTAGTCCAAAAAGAGTCGAGACAGAAAACCGTACTCGGCGAAATGCAGACGGCGGCGGCAAACGGCGACAAGGAAGAGGTCGAAAGGCTTCAGAAGGAACTGAAAGAGCTTCAAAAGGAGATCGCCAATCTCAACGCAACGTTTCAGAGATTAAGGCTCGGTTTCAAGGACTTCGACACGCCTAAAGAAAAAGCGGACGACTACGCTGGAAAAGCGAAAGAGTTAATGGAGGAGCTTAAAAGCGGGATCGACTCTATGACGGGGCAATGGAAAGGTGAAAAACCAATGTCTCCCGAACTTGAAGCCTATGTTAGAACGGACGACGAAGGGAAACGGCGCCGGATTCTAGGAGGAACGAAAGGGCGCGATCGACAAAACGAAGACGAATTGATCGCACAATATATCGTCGGCGAAGAACAAAAGAAAGAGCGTCAGAAGTTCCAAAAGAAAGCGGAGAAAGAGTACAGACGATACCGATACGCACAACGCGGTGAAAAGATTGGCGGCGCGATCGGACGCCCTCTCGCGTGGCTTGGGGACACACTACAGAGAAGCGGAAGTTACTTCGAAGGGGAATTCTCCGACGATTTATCTCGCAAAGCTCAGGAAGAGCGTATGCTTGGCGCGTCAACAGGCCGAAGAACGCGCGGCAAAGTGAAAGGCTGGATTAACGACTCCTTAGCGTATGGGTCTCGTTCGTTAGGGAGCGTAGAATCCGGTATTGGCAAGTTTTTTTCTGCCTCAAAAGGTGTGTTAGGAAAAGTCGGCGGCGCGATGGGGACGGCGGCGGGCGCTCTTGCCGGCCCTGTCGGCGCTGTTATTACAGCGATCACCGCCGTTGTTACCGCGATTAAATGGGGAGTCAAACAGATCGACGCGTCCGTTCAGAAGGCGTTTCAATCCGCGCCGTTTAACGGAAGAATTGCGGCGGCTAAAATGCAGTACGAAGGAGAAGAGTTCTCACGAAAACAACGTTTTGCGGCAGGCACGGAGGAGTCTAGCGTTGAACTGATTGAGGCGTGGAGCAAACTTCGAGAAGAAACGTTGGAGATGAGAATTGCATGGCGCAATTTAATAAACACGCTTTTAGAGATTGGAACTAAGCTTTTAGGCGCTCTAGCAACGTTTGATGAATCCTTTGGGCACGTTACAAAGACAGTTCAAGCAGTCGTTAAAGGACTTGACTATCTATGGGGAGCGTTAGAACGATTTGTCAAATGGCTTGATTCCGATGAACAAGGTGAGGAAGGTGAACAAGGGAAAGAAAACGAACAAGGGAAAGAAGGCAAGCAAGGAGAAGAAGACAAGCAAAGTGGGGAAGATGAACAAGGGAAAGAGGGGAAGAAAAAGAACAGGTGGTTTAAGAAAACCTTGAAGTCGGTTAAGGACGCCGCTATGCGTGCTGCCGCTGTTATGGTGAACCCACTTGGCGCGGCCCATGACTCCGTAGAAGCCACAATTGAATACGCAAAGCAACCTAGTCAAGGAGAATTAGCGGAGCTAGGAGTTCAAAATGGAATATTGATGAACCATGTTATAGCTAGCGGCAATCTTGCAAGAAAGTTCTACGAGACTGGTGAGATCGACGACGAACTCTACCAGAAATCTACATACGCCTTTGACGGTCTTACAAAGGACGACCTGGTTAAATATCTTAACGACGAATCGAACCGAGACGAAATTGAGGACGTGATCGCTTTTCGGGACAAACTCGCAGGCGGCAAATATTGGCAAGGGTACAAGAGTCTCGAAGGCGGCGCTCCGGCGACCGACGAAACAATTAACGACGTTTTAAAGACGTTGCAAAACATCTATGTTCAGAACTTAAAAGATTACGAAGAACTCGTCAAAACAGCGAACGCAACAGAAGAAACAGCGGAAAACACGCGCGAGAAGTTGGATAAGAATCACGCAATAACCGAAGGCCCTCTCTGGGACGCTCTCATGCGTAGCGCAAACAAGTACAACCCGACGGGCGCCGGGACGGAGGCGGCAAACGACGCAGAATGGGGCGAACCGTCGCGACAATACGGACGTTTCGCCGCTGAAGGCGCGCGTCAACAGAATTGGGGCAGGAGATAGTCTAATGCACGTCGTGTACAACGGAGTAACGATCTATCGCGCCATGACGACCTCTTGGGAGGAGACCGTCGAATACGATAGTTCCGGAATGAATATGATCGGCAACACGATTAGAATGTCGTTCGAGGGCACGGTCTTCCCTTTGCGCCTATTCCAGAATCCAACGCTTTTTCTCCCGTCGCCGAACAACACCAATATCGGGCTTCTCACAGACGCCGGAGGCGAAAACGCCGTAACGAGTTCTTTCAACTACCGTCTCAATGTGCTGTTGCGGCAACTCTCCATGCCGCGCGGCGTGTTCCTAGTGAACGACGACGTTCGCGACGCGCCTATATTTGAGGCGTATCCGCAGTACGACGCTGAAGGGAACCAGCCGAAAATAGGGACTGCCGATTTAGACGATAGGCAAAAACGCAATCTTGACGTCGCAGGCGGTCCGAAACCTGTTTCCTTGTCGGTTCTTCAGGTCGTCAATCAATGCGCGCGAGTCGCCTTTACGATTGAAATACATAAAATCCGTTGTCTCGGCGGCGAGACGTACGCGGACGGCGTGAATCAGCTCGGCGCAAACCCGAAAGACGGGTTTGTCGTTTCCAATCGTTGCTGGACGGAAGAGACGCTCGACGACAACTTCTATACGACGCGCACCTTTACTGGCAAGTTGCGCATTTCGTCGATCGAAAAAAGCGTTCATTTCTATCGTCATATGTATTATCCGCCTCTTGAAGACGGGTTTCGGCGTTCGAGCGTTCGCTTTTCAGAATCGGAAAACGGACTGGAATTGTCTTATACCGTAACGGATAAGCAAGTCCGAATTGCGGCGCCGTACCCAGCGACCGCGTTCTCCGGCAACGTTTCTTACAATATCATCAACGGCGCCAATATGCAGTTCAGCATGAACATTACGATGGTCGGACGACCTGACGCGCCTAAGAAAATGCTAACGGCGCGCGCGGCTCAGGCGGTGCAGAAAAAGCTCGTCGCCGTCGCAAAGAACGCCAACGGGTTTATTGAAAAATACAACATCTCTGAAAACCTTGGCGATCCGCCGTCCGTTTCGGTCTCCGTAAACGTTCAACTCTACGCAAAAACAAAAAGCGCAAATTCAAACTCAAAAGACAAGCCCGACGTCGCTCAACTCTACTCGCCTTGTCTGGATCTTATTGGCGACCCGGTGGAGTTTGAAGAGGAGATGGAGTACGACAATGTTGTTCATGTTTACAACCGTTTCCAATCGAAAAAGCCTGACGCATACGGATACGAAATTTTCAGCGCCTATACGGACGAGACTCAAGCGGACGAAGAACAAACTGGCGAGAGGAATAACGAAGACAAAGAAGGTTCGACAAAGAACCCTGAAGCGTACGGATTTATCAAGTGCATGGCGACCGCGCCGTGCGCGCTAATGAAGCCGGTTACGTCGCAGACAGGCGCGATGACTTCCGAACTTGAGGACTATTCGACGAAAGTCTACAAAGACGAAAGCGACGCGAATTATCCAACGGAACAATCGAACGTCCAAGAGGACGTCTTCGATTATCCTTACAGCGTCTACAAGAGCGATATTACCTACGACGTTGATTTAGCGCGTTTCGTCTTACCTCAGGCGAAACTCAAAGAATCGGAAACCGTCAACGCGGCGGAAACCGCCGAACAAATCAAAAGTAAGACGGCGGAACTCGAAGAGAAGCGCGAACAGTTGGAAACGCTGAAAGAGGAGTCGCAGGACTCCCTTTGCGGAATTACGACGGAGCCGCCGACGGGAGAGAACAACGAGAACAACGAGGGCGACGGAAACGAGAACGCTGAAGGCGAAGACGAACAATCCGAACGAGAAACGCAGATCGAACAATTGAGCGATCAGATCGAAACGCTCGAAAAGGAGATCGCCGACCTTCGCAATAAGATCAGCACGACGCGCGTTATTGAAGTCGCGCGTCCGATCGCTCGCGCGCGCGTCGTTATTGAGGCGGAACGGTTCGGACGCTTGCCGGAAATGCCCGACCCCGACGCGATTATTACGACGTCCGGAGACGATCCAATTATCTTTACGCCCCTTAAACATGAGATCACGCTTTGCGAACCTCGCGCGGCGCGGAATAACGACGGCGTTTCCTACTCTTGCATAGGGACGTATGAATACGTCATGTCTCGCCCATTTAAAAAGGGGGACGAAGTGTGGTTGCTTTCTAATCCGACGTTTCAATCGGAATGCTATTACCCGAAGAAGACGTTGGAGAACGGTACGATTACAAAAGACACGGACGCGCTAACCGCGCTTTACAACGGGACGCAATTAGCGCACGAAGACTTTGCGCCCAAAACAGAAAAGGAAACCCCAGCGTTATCTATGGAGAACTAATAATGAAAATTCGAGTAACAGACAACGGCTTGCCGCGCTCTGTCGCGACGACCGACGAACTCCCGGAAACCGCCTACCTTGGCGCGTTGATTTTCTGCGAAGCCGATTCGACGCTTTACGTCTACAACGGCGAAGAGTTCGCGGCGGTAACGAGCGTTGAAACGGGAGAAACGAGCGGTTCGACAAACGTATCCCAACTGACGGTCTATTCCAAGGTCGGCGATCTGCCGTCCGAGGGTGCGACGGAAGGCGCGTTCGTCTACGTTGAATCGACGAAAGCGCCGTACCTCTATACGGGTTCGGCATGGAAGAAAGTCGGCGTCGACGCAACCGGAGGCGAGTCGTGAATCTAAACGGCGCCCATCACGCGGAACTTTTGCGCCGCTTTGTCCTACGACTTCGCGGCGCGCTTAATCTACCTTCCGACTCTTGTTTTCCCGTCGACGAGCCGCGTTCGGTTCCCGCGCCGTCGTTGCCGGACAAAGCCTACATGGTCTCCTTTGAAGGCGCGTCCTTTAACTCCGACGGCGATCAATGCAGAGAGCTGCTGATATCGAACGCCTATATCGACGTTACCTGCTTTAATCGGCTTCGCGCGTCGGACGAGTCGTCGCGCCGCAATAGCTTTATTTCAACGTTCGACACGAACCTCTTTGAAATGCAACGGCGCGTTATGCTTGCCCTTGTTGGCTGGCGTTTTGAACTCGACGGCGCCGACGATCTACAAATCGCCTCGACCGTCAAGGCAACGCGAAGCGCGAAACCAATGATCTTGGAAGCGGACTCGGGAGTTTTTGGAGCCTTCTTGTCGACGACGTTTTCCGTCGCCGTCGCAATTGACCTTTGTAATCAGGATTACAACGTATGAACGAAAATGAGACGAAAGTCTACGAGGAATTTCAGGCGCATTGGGAATGGACGGACGCGGCGGGAGAAACGCGCGTCGAACCGTTCATTATGCCCGATCTCAACGGGGAGCTTGAGGAATACGTCAAACGTTATATCACGCCTGACATAGACCGCGATTTTCCCGTCGAGCGTTCCGAATGGGCGGCTGACGTTTCCTCCGGCGCGTCTCATTGCTATTCGACGCGCGACGCGACGCCGACTCCGGTTTACGCCCTCAGTCCGGCGCCGCGTCCGCGCCTCAACGTTCTTTTCTTTCCGACAATGGCGTCGCAATACGCCCACATCGCCGCGATCTTCGACAACGATGAATTGAAAGTCGGACAGAAAATCACGCTGAAGACCAATATCACGATCGTTAAAGACGCGTCCTATTTTCTCGGGATCAAAGACAAAAAAGACGTTGATCTCTGGATCGCAACGAAGCGTCCTCTAAACAACGCCGTTGTCGACGGTTGGAAAACGCCGAAGGGCGCCGCTCTTTGCGTGCTCGTCGACTGGCGATATTTCATGCGCGGCGCCATGTTTAAATTGGAGCCGTTCAAACAAGTCCCAGGACACGCCAAAAGGGACGACTTGCGAGCGCAAAAGGCGTTTTTTACCGCTACGGAAGAAAATGAAGAGCCTCAAAACGAACAGCCGTCCACTGAAGAGCAAGCGAGCGAAGGCGGAGAAGAAGACGACGAGAAGCCTGCTCAAAAATACAAATCCAAGTTTTCGCGCGTTGTTACGTATCGGCGCGAACCTGGCTACAACTTAAAGAGCGGCGGCGGTGAAGTCGACGCCGAACATTGCGATTGGTCGCTTTTACGCCTCTTTTGGTCGCTTTTTAAAACGGAGTTCTTCAGCGAGGAAGACTTCAAAGGCGCGACCGAAAACAGCTTTCTTTTCAGAGAAGGATACCCGGCGGAGCTTGAAACGTTACTAGAAACGACTGAGATTAACCCCGACGCGATAGGAGACGACGCAGAAGAAGAGACGGAGAAAGAAACGGAAGGCGAAGGGGCGCAAGACGAGCGCCCCGACGCCGAAGAAGAAACGGAAGAAGAGCGCCAAGCGCGAATTGCGGCGCTCAAAGCGAAATTAAAGGCGATACGAAACGCTACGGGATACAACGACGGATTCTACCCGTGCGAAAACTCTTCCGGAACGAAAAAGACTTATGAAAAATCGTTGCTAACCGGCGTTCCCGAAAAACAAACGGACGGGCTTGATTCCAATGTGTTTCGTGAAGGAACGCCTATTCTTTTGGCGTTAGACGCGGCGCTTGCGATGTGCGGCGTTCGCCTTTACGCAGGGAGCGAAAAGATCGTCGACCCGTTCAAAGCGAGTTCCGACGACGAGATAAAGGAAAAGCGAAGCCCGCGTTTCCCGCCGACCGTTTGCTTTCGTATCGACTCGGCGGCGCTTGAAAAGGAACTCGACGAAGCGGAGGAGAAAAAACTAAAACGAGTTAGCGCGATTAAAAGCGGGATCCAAGAGTTAATCGTCGATTCGCGCGCGGGAGTCGGCTCTCACGACGACGAAACGTACCGCGCGATGTTCTTAATGCTGTTGAGCGGGTCAGAGCCTGTCGTTACTATGTCCATGATCGAAACGAGCGATAACGCGGCTGTTAAAAGGAGAGTTCTCGAAGAGCTAGAAAGTCTCTTTGACGTCGCGATCGGAGACGAACCGGACGGGTACGAAGATTGGAAAAACGATTGGATAACCAGCGATAAGTGGACGTTTGACGACGGCGAGCTTGCGCAAAGAATCCTCGATGAGTTTGATATAAAATCGGTGCGCGCGGCGGTCGAACGCGAGTGGAAGAAAGATCACGCGGACGATCTGGAAAACGCCGCCGTCAGCGTCTTTGAAGGCGTTCCGCACCTATTCTTTGCGCCGGTCTATTGGGACGAGGAGCCGTCCGTTTCTTCAAACGAAGAACAAGACGAGACGGACGACGAGAATCGTTACGACGAAAAGAGGTTTCACCCGACCTCTTTAACTGTTCTGACAAATATTAAGATCAATCTATTGTCTCCTGACCGCACGACGGAATACGTCGGCGTTTCGTCGTCCAAAGCGCGCGCGTTGCGGAAGAAAGCGCGCGCCATTGCCGCGCGCGTTGAAAACCTTATGGTTTTGCCGGAACGATATTGCGTTCATCTCAGGCCCGGAACGTTCATTGACTTTGACGCGTCGCGACGCGATCCTGCGTATTCCGTCGCTCTCTCTAATCCGCTATCGTTGCCGTTCGTTGGAGACGTTGAAGACGAAGAAGACGAGAACAAGCAGTTCTATCCGGCGGTGCAATATTACAATCACGTGTTGCTAGACGTCCTTGCGAAGAAAAAGACCGACGAAGACGCGGCTTCCGACGGCGAGGAATCGGAAGAAAGCTCCGACTCCGTGAACACGGACGATCCACAAGTTATTAACGGTTTGCAGATAGAAGTCGTCGAAGACGTCAAATATATTGCGCTCGGTCCCAACTTTGTCGCGTCCAACGCCCATATGGACGGTTCGGCGCCTCATCCGCGTATTGGAATCGAAGCGGGGGTGCATTTGTACTCCCCAGCGCGCGAGCTTGACGTGATCGCAGAGATTGCCGGGAACGAAGAGCCCAACGAGGGGAACGAAAACGAGGGGGACGGCGAAACAAATGGCGAAACAAACGTTTCGGAGTCGGACGGGAGCGTCGACGAAGGCGAAGCAAAAACAATTCACAAGCAATCCTACGAAAAGTTCGACAAGTGGGGAGTCGCGACGATTTGCGCCGACCCTAAAGACGGGATTGCCTTACTTGAAGGCAAATATGTCCAAAGCGCGTATACCGAAAATTTCCCCGACCGCGACTTTTTCGCGTGTTCTTTGAAATGGACTGGACTGGAGCTTTATGGGAACGTTGACGTTGGGGACGGCGAAGAGTACGTTCACAGCGGTTCCGGATGGCGCGTAACGGGGTTGGAAGTTGGCGACGGCTTGGTTCTTAATAATTCGGGAACGATAAGCTGGAGCGGCGTTGAAGTCGACTGCCTTTTCTCTTATGAAAATTCGGCGTTTGAGAGCGGTTTCCATTCGCGCGCGGATCGCGAAGGAACGCCTGGCGTAAACGTATTGGCTGAGGAAACAAAGACTTCAAAGATAGTCTTTTCATCCGATTTCTACTGTGAAACAAACACAGACGCGGATACGGGAAAAGTTGTCGCCGTATCCGTAGGACTTCGCCCTTTAAACCTTTTGTATCCGTTAGAATACCGTTTTCCGCAAACGAATATTGGTTCCAACGGCGCGCCGATCATAGGCAATATTTCATGGGCTGGTTTTAGCGTTCTCAACAGGCAAGGTTCGTTGGGGAATACGTTAGCGAACACAATGCCCGATAGCGTCAAGAACATGGATTCAAACGGCTACGGCTCAATATGCGCGATGGCGCCGTTGTTCTTCATGCCGATCGTTGCGGAAGAAGACCTCCGACACGCGGAATATCCGTCTGACGACGAGGCAGAAACGGAAAACGAGCCGACAGACGAATCGCAAGGCGAGTCGGCTCCTGAGAGAGCGGGCGCCGTTGTCGCTCTTAATTTAGACTTGTCCGACAATTCCCCGTTAATCAAATTCATGGAAGATCACGGAATTAAGGGCGACAAGGGCGATACCGGCGAAACTGGCGCGCAGGGCGAGAAAGGCGATAAGGGCGACCCTGGAGAAAAAGGCGACAAAGGCGATAAGGGCGATACCGGCGCGCAGGGACCCCAAGGAGAAAAAGGAGACAAAGGCGATAAGGGAGAACCCGGCGAAAAAGGCGAGAAAGGCGATACCGGCGCGACTGGAGCGCAAGGAGAAAAAGGCGAAAAAGGCGACAAGGGAGAGCAAGGAGACCCCGGAACGCCTGGCGCAACCGGCGCGCAGGGAGAGAAAGGCGAGAAAGGAGACAAGGGCGACAAAGGCGATAAGGGGGACAAAGGAGACCCCGGCGAACCGGGAACGCCTGGGACTCCAGGAACGCCCGGCGCGCAAGGCGAGCCAGGTCAGGACGGGCAGGACGGTCAAGACGGACGGGACGGGCAGAACGGCAAAGACGCGACGATCCTCGTTACCGGCGACAATACGAACACGCTAACGATCAATCAAGGTCAACCGAACGCAAACAACGAGACGACCGTGCAATTGTCCTGGACTCCTCAGCGTTCCAACGCGATCAAGGAACCGAAGTTGCGCGAAGCTGTCGTTACAGGCGCATATCTCGGCGACGACGAAACGCCGAGTTCCACGCCTGCGTCTGACGTGAAAATACTATCTGAACTTGGAACGCCGACAACGGAAAAAGTTTTAAGCGGGCTAACCGTAACGCGAAAAAACGTCGTTTCCGGATACACAAGTCCAACAACGGACTCGTTTTTAAAAGACCTTGGGACGGCTTTTTATTCCGACTTTCTCACAGGACTGGGAACGCCGACGAGCGCGCCGTTCATTAGCGGCGTGGAGACGGAAACGAAAACGGTTGTTACCGGCGTTTCGCTTTCTCTTTCCGATTCGAGTAGTTCCGGAAGCGTTGCGGTCGTTACCGCCGTTCGGTGCGTCAACGACCAAATCGTCGTCGAGTACAAGTATCTATCCCTCTCGAAGACGACGGAACAGGTCAAAGTTGTGAAAACAACGTCGAGCGCGCCCGCGCTAACGGGGCTGGGAACGCCGACGACAGCGAAGGCGATCACGAATCTAATCCTTAACGCCAACTCGACGGGATACGCGATTACGGCGTTAGGAAGTCCGATAACGGAGGAAGTTGTCTCCGCCGTTGCGTCGGACGCGGCAAAGGAAGTCGACGCGATCACCGGGTTCGGCGCGCATAAGTACGCGAAACTCTTTAAATCAAAAGTCCCGATCGACGCGAAATTATCCGACGCGGCGCAAATGCCTAACCCGGCGAACCTGCAAGAGGTTGTCGTTCAAGGAACGGTCGACGCCGGCGCTAATAACGGTGGTTCCGGAAGTGAGGAAGAAGAATGAGTCCGTCCTACAATATCGGTTCGTGCGCCTGTTGCGCCCCCGCGCCTTCGTTCCTTTCCGGCGGACAAATCTGGTTTAAGATCGACATGGCGTATACCCCGGTCTTTTCTGAGTCCGGACATTAT